GTCTTCAATTCGCTTTCGCGGTTGGAGGAGGAGATCAACCGGCGTGAGAGTTACTGGAAAAGATACCTCGGAGTCTACTTAAATCATGTTGTTACAGGGTTACACCCTGGCGATCGGGCAACTTCTAGACAGGCATTCAAGAACCGGAAGAAAACTGAGCGTCGACTGGCACTCAATCCGATCAAAAATTGCATCAAAACCCTCGGAGCGCGGATTGCAACCCAGCGCCCGATGGTAAAAATCCAGACGTCTACTTCAGGCCCGAATGCCTGGAGTCAAAAAGTGAAGGCCCGGGGCTTGGAAAAGTTCATTTTGGGCGAATGGGAAAGAGCTAAATTTTACCAGAAAACTGTAAAAATCTTTCACTATGCGGCTGCAGTTGGGATAGGTGCAATGCATATCTATCCAGGATACAAGCATGTCGAATTCGAGCCTGTTCCGCCATGGGAGTTGGTTGTCGACGAGCAGGCTGCGCTTAATGGCGAGACTCGTCAGCTAATACGGGTAAAATACATCCCTGCTGAACGACTGATGGCGCGGTTTTGCCACGAGTCACTCCCCCAGCGCTGGCGAGCGGACAATGAACGCGCGATCGACAAGGCCGTGAAGGATAATGCCGTCGTGCGGGAGGGGAAGAAGATTATTACAGATCTGGTGAAAGTCGCTGAAGCTTGGCATCTTCCCTCCGGATGGGGGGCAGACGATGGGTATCATGCAGTCTGCATAGAAGGACGCACACTGACTCCGCCGAAATGGAGACAATGGGAGATTGAATCCTTTCCATTCGCGATGTTTCGGTGGCAAGATCCACTGATTGGGTGGTATCCGCAAGGTCTCGTGGAGGAGATGGAGCCCATCCAAGGGCAGGAAAACAAGCTGCTTGGCCGAATCCAGGATTCAATGCACCTACATTCGGTTACGAACACCTACTATGAAGAGGGCTCCATAAAAAAGGAGCACATGAAAAATACCTCTGGGAATCTGATCCCCGTCAGGAAAGGGTCATCGCTCCCAAAGACTGGCATGCCGACTTCGATTTCATCTGAGGTGTTTCGCTTTGTTTTTGACCTAGATCAGAGGGTGTATCGAGACTCCGGAGTTTCTGAGTTATCCGCCCAAAGCATCAAGCCACCTGGGATTGATTCCGGTCGAGGGCTGATGGTGCTGAAAGATACGGAATCCGGCCGGCACGCTCAAACCAATATCGAGTGGGATGATTTCCATCACAGTTCAGCTGGGCTAACAATTTGCGCTGGTGGTGAAATCCACTCACGGGATGGGGATTATCGAACGAATTTCTACATCCGGAATGGTACCTCGAAGGGGATCGAGCAAATAAAATGGTCTGACGTCAATATGGACAAGGACATGTATGAAATCTCGATTTTTCCGAGCTCGTCTTTGCCGCATGAGCCAGCAGGCCGAATCCGCGAGGTAGAAAATTTAATCGAGGGCGGATTTATCGACCATAAGCAGGGATTGGTCCTGCTAAGGATGCCAGATCTTGAGCAATTTGCGTCTCTCGAGACAGCTGCATATGAGGATATCGAGATGCAGATTGAGTTGATGCTGGTTAAGGGCGAGGAAGTACGTCCCGAGCCGTTCCAGGATTTGACTCTCGGTTTGGCGATGATGACATCTGCCATGCTCCGCGCGCGTACTCAAGGTGCGCCACCAGAGAATGTAAAATTATTAATGGACTGGATCGAGGAAGCCGACAGCATGTTAGCTTCGGCTCAAGCTCCAGAAATGCCCCCGCCAGCTGCTCCGATGGGACCAGCTGGTAATGCAGCTGGAAGTATGCCACCGGCCCTTCCAGCCGGAATGGAGGCGTCATGAGAAAGGGCAGACTTATCAAGCCCAGTAGCATAGCTGGCTACCAATTGAAAGCCAGCGATATTGTTCCAACTTTCGACAATGTTCTGGTCAGATACGTCCCTCCGGGCACTACCGAGGGAGGGCTCCATATCCCTGATCAGGTCGAAGATCAGACTCCATTGGCGGAGGTCATTAGTTGTGGTCCAGGCGCACCATTGCAGGATGGAACGTTCCGCCCAGTATGTTGCTCTCCGGGAGACACTGTGATGATGACGGGGAGGGCAGTAGAATTAGGGAATCATCTCTATTTAATTAGAGATCGTGAAATCCCGTTCGTTTTGAAAAGGTCATTGAATTAAAATGCCAGAAGATAATTTTGAAAATTCCGGAAATCGGGATGACGCCAGGGGTCGATTCATCGAGCGGATGCAAGGCTCTGCACCTTCTCAGGAGGAGACTCCGCCTGGTCAGCAAGTCTCTGATCCGCCAGCAGACCAGCTAGCGCAATCCTATGAAGATCTCTTGCGGCGAGATCGCGAGCTAAAAGAACGCTCGGACAGAGTGTCTCAGCGGGAGAAAGAACTCCAAGAATTCGAAGAGATTCGAAGGCTTGCGAGGGAGAATCCTCTTGAAGCGACCAAAAGGTTGGGCGTTGATCATTTCGCTCTCGGGGATGCCATCCTGGGATCTGACGAGCCCACCGAGCAGCCCAGCGGAGATCTATCCGCCATCCAGCAGGAACTTGAGGATCTCAAAAAGTGGAAACAGCAGCAAGAGCAGTACAATGCCCAAACGGCAGAAAAAAGGCTCATTCGGCAAGTAATAGCAGAGTCTGAAGGGTGTGAATTTTTACAGCACTCGTTCCGGACATCTCCTGGACAAGTCGAGGAGGCGATTTACAACAGGGCTGTACAACAATATGAAAAGACAAGAGAGCCTCCAAAATACAGAGACATCATCAATGAACTCGAAAAAGAGCTTACGGCACAAGCTTTTGCCTTGACAGAATCCTATTCTAAGATCAATAAATATAAAGAAAGGTTTGGTGACCTGTCTCAAATCGAAAAGAAGGTTCAAAATTCGACACCACCACCACCGATTGAACCGCAGCAGGAAACGCCCAAGCCTACACAAACTCAGTCACTGACCCTGAGTAACGATCTCGGCGCGCAACCATCGATCGAGACAGTTACTCTGAGATCTCAGGCTGAGAGACGAGAGGCCTTTAGAAAACATAAGTTTTTCAAAGGCTAGTAAGAGGGCACGAAACGACCCTCCTGGCCAATCGAATCCCCCTGCCAGGGTACCCTCACAACCGCAACCGCGATAAGTGAGGAAAAAATGGCAGTTCCAGCCGATCTCGACCTGACAGAATTTGATTACGCGCTGAAAGATCTCTACGACCCTGCAACGGTCGTAAGCACCGTCTTCAAGAATAATCCTCTTTTGGCCCGCGTGCCCAAGAACACGAAGTTTCCGGGTCGGAAGTTCATTTATGCTGTAAAATACGCTGACATGACGGGTCGTTCCACGGCCTTTGCGAGCGCTCAAGGAAATCGAAACCCGAGCAAAGGTGTAGATTTCCAGATCACTCGAGCTCATGATTATGCCGTGGGGCGCATCGACACCGAGACGATGCTAGCCTCCGAGGATGATGAGGGAGCATTCCTAGAAGCCACCGAAACCGAAGCGGATAGCGCGATTAATGCGATCAAGCGCTCTCTTGGCATTCGAATGTACGGAAATGGAAGCGGGAAAATTGGCAGCGTTTCTAGTCCAGGAGCCGACCCTACGCTGACTCTGGAAAATTCTGACGACATCACAAATTTCGAGCCGGGTCAGCGGATTGTTTTTGCGGAGAATGAAGCATCTGCGTTGAGGGATTCCGGCGCATCATTGTATGTCGGTGACATCGACGTGGATGCCGGTACTTTCGAGTGCGAGGATTCCAGTGGTGCGGCTGCCGACGTGGATTCGATCACCGCTATTGCCGATGGAGATGCGATCTTCACTCAGGGGGACTACGTTTCCGCGGGTGACAGAAATATGGTAATCGGACTCGATGGCTGGAATCCCAAGGCCACCGAATCAGTTTCGACCAGCTTCAACGGCGTGACCCGTTCCGTCTACCGGCAACGACTGGCAGGTAGTGCGTACAACAACACCACGTACGCCGGGTATGGCACGGAAGAGGCTATCCATCTACTGATCAGCCGACTGAACAGGATGGGGCAAGACCCTGACTCATGTTACATGGGGCCTGATCGGTGGAGAGGGTTCATAAGCTCTCTTGAGTCACGGGCTCAGTACATCAAGGAGACCGTGAACATCGTGGACAAGGATGGGTCTTTGATCGCCCGTGTTGGATTCAACGGGATCGAAGTGTCTAGCGGGGATAGCACCGTCAAGTGCTTCAAGGACTTCAATTGCCCTGAGGACAGGATCCATGTGATCAAGAATGATGTTCTCGAGCTCAAGAGCATCGGCCAGGTCCCTCGGTGGCTGACCACCAATCGGATCGTAGAAGATGCCGACCAAATTGAGTTTCGGCTCGGGATGTTCGGAAATCTAAGGTGTAAAAATCCAGCAGCGCTCGCAAGGTTCGATTGGGCGTAATTTCGACATGCCACCCTCATAAGAGGGTGGTTCCAGGAGGCTAGAATGGCCGAAAGATTATGGAAGAATGGCGGTCGAATTTATGCCAACGAGTCTTTCCCCGTGGTTTTGTTTGCGAAAATTACAGCTGCAGCGGATGTTGACGCCAATGGGTATACGGTTTCGAATGGAGGCGAGGTCGTGACATCGGTCGCAAAAACCGCAGAAGGGAAAGCTCGAGTAACACTGAGCGATTCTTATTTCGAGTTGCTCAGTGTTTGCGGCATGGTTTCCCGGACGGATTGTGACATGTTGTATGATTCCGAAGACGTGAATGGTGCAACCCCCTATGTTGATTTGATCTTCCAAGATGCCGGCGTGGACACAGACCCGGATTCCGCGACAATATTCCTAACAATTTTCCTCAAAAACATCCCTAATTAAGGAGGGTTTTTATGGCCCTCACCCGCACTCGCGCTGAGCTCAGAACAGAGGTAATGGAGCGCGGAGACTTCAAGTCTGTGCGCCATCCTCAGGCCGAGGTTGACCGACGCCTCGATCAAGGAGCAGCAAAACTTTACCGTCTGCTTGCAACGTGTGACCCGGATTTGTACTTAGAATACAAGGACATAACCGTGGTTTCTGGGACAGACACCTATGCTGTACCTAGTAAGCCAGGCGACAGTTATGATTTTTGGAAGGCCCGAGGCGTGGATGTTTACTTCAACGGGATTTGGCATCCGATGAAAAAATTCAACCACGCTGAACGGAATCAGTACCAGGATTGCAGCACAGAGCTAGGTACTAGGTGGAGAGTTTCGGGTGGAAATTTGAGGTTGAGGCCTACACCTGATTGGGGTGGCACCGTCCGGCTATGGTACATCCCCGCACCATGGGTATTTGCTGACGATAGCGCGACTCTCGATGGGATAGCAGGATACGAAGAATATGTAATATTATGGGCGGTTATCAAGGGAAAGGAGAAAGACCGATACGATGCGCGCGATCTCAAGGAAGACATGATGGAGATCGAGGCCGAGATTCGTGAGCAGGCGACATCCACGGATGTCTCTGAGCCTGACAGGGTCCGAGACGTTGAGGCGGAGGGCCAGGTGAGTGGGTTTTACCGAGGTGTACCGTGGGATTGACGACTACCCAGGCCTTATCAATTCCAGAGCAGCAATCTCTCGATGCAACCAGATCAGCCATCGATGCTCTTGAGAGGGAGAAGGATAAGCCATTTGGTGATCCAACAGAGATTAAGTATTCTGGTACGATTGGAAGGGCCGGAGAAGTTGTGCTCTGTGACCCTTCCAGTGGAGCTTTTACAGTGGAGATTCAGTCACTGACTGCGGAGGACATTGGAAAAACCATAGCAGTGAAAAATCACAGTGCGAGTACAAACACCATCACAGTATCTGGAGCCGGAGTTACTATTGACGGCGCCTCATCTGCGACTATCACGACAGCTCGTGGTTCGCTCCTTATGCTGATTATATCAACGACGGAGCTAATAGTTTTATGAGCCCATTGAAGGACACATTGATTCCAGCGGTACTGAACACTGGCCTTGATACCGGAAAAGACCCAAAGGTCGTGTCCCAGGGCTTGCTCCGTCTGGAAAATTCTGTGTTCGACTATGAGGGGCAGCTGAGGAAGCGTCATGGATTGCGGCGTATCATTGCAAGTGGACGGTACCTTGGAGTTTTAGATGACACTCCAATCCTATATGGTTCTGATGTTCAGGTTTATAATTCCGAGGATGACACTTTTGACGAAGCTGTATCGTCATTAAGTCTTATAAACTGCGGACTTGAACCATTATATTCTGAACCGAACCACCAGTTCGCTGGGATTCAAATAGTCGAGTTTGGCGATATTTGGGCTATTTGCGGATCGAAATTCGATGTCGTCTCGTCTACCATCGATTATTTTGTCAAGACATACAATCGTTATACAAGACTAGAGATCGACTCATATTCCACTTCTGGAGAATATGTCCGATTGCTATCTGTTGGGAACGGCTCATCGCTGTATTTTTTTACACTATCTGGAAGTCCTGCCGTTTTGGTGTGGGGGACGATATCTGCTGATGGAACAATTGGGACACCATCTACTATATCAGGGTCTGCTTCAAATACGGATACAAACATTCCATTTGATGTATGCGCCTTCGGTGTAGGTAATAACAGTATCTTTTTGGGACATTATACATTGGGAGGTGCTTTTGAGCCTCTCGCTTATAATGGGTCTTCTTGGAGCGTTGGATCGACAATATCTGTGACGACAGCTGACAAGGTTGGGTGTTTTAAGTTATCCACAAATATTGCAGTTGCACTTTATTCTGATCGAGGGACTACGCCAAGACGTTGCTACGCAGTTGGGTATGACAATACTGCGTCAGTAGTGATATCATCTGTTTCTGTTCTCACCTGGACATCTCCATCCTTAGCAGGCGATTTATCGGGGGTAGGAAAATCATCCATAGGGTATATATATGTGACTCTTTTTGATTCCACACTAACTGTAAATCAACACCTAATCCGGGAAGGATCGTATTGGGACTCTGGAGGAGGTGTAGGGACAAATGGGACAGTAAATGATTACAAGTACGGCGGACAACTCTACGGGAAGCCGTGGGCTGACTACCTTGGCAATATACATCTACTTTCATTCCGATACGATGGCGCAGGCGACGTAGAGGGTGCTTATATCCTAACAAATGACAGTCATGAAATGGAGACAATGTCTATGCATGGATTCGCCGATGATTCTGGTGGCGGCGGATATGTCGTGCAGATTCATGAAAAATCATCGAATGAGTGGATGACTGTCCTCTGTAAAAAAACAGGAGATTCAACTAATGCAATGTATATTGCCAATTTTCGACGTCACACTCTTGTAGGGAAAAAGCATGCCATGGAAGTCAATGGGATTCTATCAATCCCAAGCGGAATTCCGCTTGAGTTTGACGGGAAAGCCGTTGTGGAGAGCGGATTTTCCGTTTCTCCAAAGATCGGAAGTTTGACCGAGTCAGCAGGAGGGTATCTCACCTTAACCTCTAGTTATGGATATGTTGCAATTTTCGAGTGGTACAACGCTAAAGGGCAGATTTACCGGAGCGCGCAAAGTCCTGTGAGCAGCATAACACTCACTGGATCCAATCGGACTGTAACAGTTGTTGTAAGAACAATAAGTTACACGATGAAAGATGATGTTGCCATTGTCCTCTGCAGAACATTGGCGAACGGCGCTGTGTACCATAGGTGTCAGACTGTATGGGGAGGGCCTTATGCAGCTCAATACGTCAGTATAGTGGACACTGCGGCCGACTCATCGATAGCAGACAATGAGATTCTTTACACCCAGGGTGGAGTTTTAAATAACTATCCTCCGCCGACGTACGACTACTCAACGGTACATCAACAGCGGATGTTTATAGCGCCTACTGACGATCCAGTGCCGACTGTTAGATACTCACAGTCGTTTTTAACTGACACTGGAATTGAGCATTCGCCGTTTCTCGAAATTGAGGTTCCGACGCCAGGCGGTGAGATTACAGCTCTTGCGTCATTTATGGACAGATTGATTATTTTCAAAGAGACTCGAATCTACGCGTGTACAGGTACGGGCCTGAGTATGGCCGGTACAGGTTCTGGATATTCAGATCCTGTAATGATTAGCGAGGCGATAGGCTGCGTAAATAGCAAAACGCTGGTCCAATGTCCATTGGGGTTAATGTTCGAGGGGCCCGACGGCATTTATTTGCTAGACAAGAGCCTAATGGTGTCACCCATCGGCGAGCCTGTACGATGGCACTATAAGCAAATTGATCTTGCACGGGGGATATTAATTCCAGAAGACAATTATGTAATTTTCTTGCCAGATGGGTTTGGTGAGAAAGCGCTTGTTTTCAATTATTTGCGCCAGCAGTGGTCAACATTCACAAATCACCACTGTCAAGACGCAGTAGAGGCCGGCGGTTTACTGTACCTTTACTACACCGATGTTTATGCCCAA